GATGACTATGGCGCAGGCCAGTGGGCATGAGAAGCAGCTCGAAACTCTGAACACCAACGCTGATCCGGTTCAATTCTACAACGTAGACCCAGAGTCACCTGCCGTGCCACAGCAGCAGGGAGGTTCGCAGGTCAATCCCGGACTAGCGCGGATATCTGAGTCTATGCGAGCAATCATAGGTCAGACGGCTGGTATGTTCGCTGCCAATATGGGCGACAATCCCGGTCTACAGTCTGGCGTTGCTATCAAGCAGTTGCAGGACCGTGGGACCAATAGCACGATGAAGTACAGTCGCGGCCTAGAGATTGCGGTAGCGGCTACAGGAAGGCTCCTAAAGGATGCCATCCCTATGGTGTACGACACAGAGCGTCAGGTCAGGATACTCCGAGAGGATGAGTCCTACGATATGGTGCCTATCAATCAGAAGGTGATCGACAACGCCACAGGCGAGATTGTCACCGTCAACGACCTGCAGGTTGGAACGTATGACGTTACCTGTCGGGCTGGCCCTAGCTTCCGCAACCGTCAGCAGGAGACCATCGAAGCAATCACAACGCTGGCTCAAACTGATCCCAGCCTGATGCAGATTGCTGGTGATTTGCTTCTGCAGAATATAGCCACTCCGGCGGCGTCACAGATTGCAGAGCGCAAGCGGATACAGATGATTGCTGCTGGATTGATCCCGCAATCCCAGATGACCGAGGAAGAGCTGCAAGAGATGGCCGCTAAGATGCAGGCGCAAGGACAGCAGCAGGCTCCTGATCCGGCTATGGTGCTCGCACAGGCAGAGCAGATGAAAGCTCAGGCTGACATGATGAAGGCCCAGATTGATGCCCAGAAGGTACAGAACGACACTTTGAGGATACAGCTACAAGCCCAGAACGATCAGAACGAGCTGGTAGCGGAGCAAGCCAAGACGCAGGTTGATGTCTTCAACGCTCAAACCAATCGCATCAAGGCGCAGGTAGAGGCTGAGAAGGCTGGCGCTACGATAGACCACACCAACATCAAGGCATTTGGTGATCAGCTAGACAACCAAGAGCAGATGACCGATATGATGGATGAGCAGGAGCGCAAAGCCAGGATGGCTATGATGTCTGATATGGACCTGATGAGGATTGCTAACGGTGGCTGAGCAAACATCTCTGCGCCAGTTTATTCCTGAGCCTACTACGTCATTGATGAGCGTAGAGGGCTTGTCTGGCTACACACAGCAGAATCCTTTACCAGTTGATGAGAGGGACAGACAGGAAGCCGCAAGGGAGCTGAGCCGCAGAGGCATAACAGCGCAGGCTCCTGTGCCGTCCAATCAGAGCGTGATGGCTGCGCCTAAATCAATCAATCCGTTCAATCCTGCGTTCAGAGAGACCGCAAGATCAGCTCTAAATGACTTCTTTGGCGGTAGCAATATCGCAGGCAGAGAAGGCTATCGCACAGGCCAGCTAGTAGATACTGCGGTAGGAGCGATGGACTTCATTCCCGGCGTAGGCGATGCGGTTGGTGTAGGAGACCTGCGTCAGTCTATTGGCTCGGGTGATCTGATAGGCACTGCTATAGACACCACGGCTTTGGCGGCTGGCATGATTCCCGTTGTTGGCGATGCTGCGGCAAAGGTTATTAAAAAGATAGGCGATAAGCCTTTACGCGGCGCTCCCAGCACACCAAACATCCCAAATGTAGGGACTGTCAGGATTGGGCAGAATCCAGAGGCAGAGGCTGCTGCGGTCAGGGCAACAGAGGCGGCGGGAGTGCCTTACACTTCGTTGAGAAGATATGTTCAGGTAAACCCAGAGATAGCAAGCACTGCTGCAAGGGAATACGATATAATGCAGCACACGCCTGACGATCCAGTAGTTGCGAGCGCGTACAACAGAATGATTGAGGAAATGATGCCTCAATATGATGCGATGCTGGAAGCTGGTGTAAACCCTTACTTTATGAAGCCGGGTGTAGACCCGTATGCAAATAGCCCATACGAAGCGCTGATAGATGTTTATGACAATAAAAGGCTTGCGGTATTTCCTTCGGTAGAGGGATTTGGCTCAAACCCAAATTTTGATCCCGGCGGGAATCCACTATTAAGGGACTCTGGCAGGCTTCTTGGAGGGCAGCCAGCAACCTACAACGACATATTCAGGGCTGTCCACGATTATTATGGTCACGCTAAGCCCGGTGTTGGATTCAGGGCGATGGGCGAAGAGAATGCCTATCAGTCACACGCAGGTATGTTTAGCCCAGAGGCTAGAAGGGCTGTAGCCAGCGAAACAAGAGGCCAGAACTCTTTTCTGAACTTTGGGCCGTATGGCGAAGCAAACAGAACCGCAAACATAGAAGACACAATATTTGCTGACCAAAAGACAGGTTTAATGCCCAGATATGTTTCTGAGGCCGGTTTGGTAATTAACGATGATAAGCGACAAAGATTTTTCGATACTCTGCAAGCGGGCGAGAGCGGGCTTCAAGGAGCAATCACGGACGATGGAAAGCTCAGGCTCATCCACTACAGCCCAAGAGAGATCGAAAGAATTGACCCAGAGCGATACGGAAGAAACTTATCTGGAAGAACCCGAGCAGAACAGAACAGAGCCAGAGGAAACCCAGATTTCGTCAAAAGATCGTATTATGGTGTTCCTGCATCACAAAATCCATACAGACCCGAGAGCGGAGTAGGACGAATCAGTTATGAGATCGAGGTAGAGCCAGAACTCATGTACGATTTAAGGGCTGACCCAGATAACATCAGATCAAAAGCTAAAGGCGTTACTGAATACGAAAAGCTGATATCTAACAGCGGTTACACTGGGTATTACATTGACGATTCAAAGCTGGGCAAGGTTGCAGCAATATTTGACCCGTATGACGTTAAGAAAGTTTATACCGTTCCTCTCGTTGCCATAGGCGCACTAGGAATGATGGGTAAGGAGGATCAACAGCCAGATTCATAAATCTATATCAAAATATTTTGATACAGGTATATTGCTTGCAAAATCACAATATGTGGTATAGTTAGGCTACAGCGAACTCCACGCTTACTTGGAGGCACGGAACGTCACCGTTTATTTGACGGCATTTACGGAAGGTAAGATGGAACAGGAAGATATTGTCGATGAGGCTGAAATAGAGCTTGAAGACGTAGAAACCGAAGGTCAGGAAACTGGCTCCGACTCATCACCGGATACTGAGGAGGCTCAGGAAAAACAAACCAAACCTGTCTTTGACCATAGGCAGCAAGAGGCGTTTGATAAAGCTATAGCTGAGAAAGTTTTCAAGCTCAGGGAAAAAGAGCGAGAAGCTGAAGAGCTAAAACAGCGTTTATCAAGCCTTGAGCAGCAGATGCCAAAGCAGGAAAGGCCAAACGTGCCGAAGGAGCCGGACCCGTATGCCCTGAGTGATCAGGAGTATCAGCAACAGCTCCGAATGCGCGATGAAGCCATAGCTAGACAGGCTGCATTTGATGCACAGCAGCGCTTCCAACAACAGGAAGCACAGCGTTTGCAACAAGAGCAGGCAATGAAACAGCAGGAGGCTTTGAACGAGAAGGTATCTACCTACTCGCAGCGAGCTGTCCAGCTTGGTATTACGAATGAAGAGTTACAGGCAGCGGGTAATTCTGTTGCCGCGTTTGGCATCTCAGATGATGTAGTCAACTATATTTTAGAAGACGATCTGGGACCAGCTATAACAAAGTACCTCAGTCAGAACGTAACCGAGCTAGACACCATCCGGTCTATGAGTCCGGCGCAAGCTGCGGTGAGGATAGCAACTCATGTACGAGAAAAGGCTGCTGCATTGAAACCTAAAGTAAATGCCGCTCCTGATCCGGTTAATCAGCCAGCAAAAGCTGGTGTTGCGCCTAAAGCGCGAGGACCGAAGGGGGCAATGTTCGAATGAATGAGGTAATCCGAAAATGGCTAATAATCTTAATAGCAATATTACCCGGAAAGTGGCCCGTGTCTTTTTAGAGGCATTCGAGTCCAGCCGGGTTGTTACTAAAACCGTTGACACTCAACTCCTGAGTGGCAAATTCAACCCATCAAGTGGTAGCAATGTAGACTTCAAGCGTCCACACGACTACAACTCTATCCGTACTTCTGGCGGTAATATTTCATCCGCTACAAAGTCAGACATCATTGCTGGTAAAGCAACTGGTACTGTACAGAACTACTTCACCGTAGCCACTGAGTGGGGAAACGTCGAAGAGGCTCTGGAACTCGACCAGTTGGAGCAAATCCTTAACCCAATGGCACGACGAATCGTAACCGATTTGGAGATTGACCTTGCGAGCTTTATGCTCAAGAACGCATCTCTGAAGTATGGTGCTCACGGTCAGGCTGTTGATGCTTGGGGAGATGTAGCTGGTGCTGGTGCACTGATGGATTCTATCGGCGTACCTGCTGCTGCAGAACGCTACTACCTGATGAACCCTTTCACAACTAGCGCACTTGCTAACATCCAGCAAGGTCTGAACGCTTCAGATCAGTTGGTTCGCACCGCTTGGGAGAATGCACAGGTATCGCAGAACTTTGGTGGTATGCGAGCCCTGACATCTAACGCTCTTTCTAGCTTTACTGCTGGCACTGGTGCTGACCGTGCGGGTACTCTGTCTGCAGCTCCTGACGCAACTTATGTCACGGCTAAGGACACTATGACTCAGACTATTGCCGTTACTGCTCTCCAAGCAAATATGGTAGTGAAGGCTGGTGATATGATTACAATCGCTGATGTGAACCGTCTAAACCTAGACACTCGCACAGCTATGATTGACGCTTCTGGCGCTAATGTGCCCTGGACAGGCGTTGTAACTGCTGACGTTACTCTTAACGGCAGTGGCGCTGGTAACCTTGTTGTTGCTGGTCCTGCGATCTATGAGGCCAATGGTCAGTACAACACTGTTGACGCTGCACCTGCTAACGGTGCCGTAGTTACTGTCCTAAGTGCTTCAGCTACCCTGTACCAACCAAACTTGTTCTTCACTAAGCAAGCATTTGGAATGGGTACTGTGAAGCTGCCTAAGCTCTACTCCACTGACACTATTGCGACTACTGAAGACGGTATGAGCATTCGAGTTAGTAAGTACGCAGATGGTGATGCCAACACCCAGAAGATTCGTTTTGACTTGTTGCCTGCATACGCAACATTCAATCCGTTTATGGCTGGTCAAGGTTTCGGCGTAGCATAACTCTCCATTGAGATTAAGGGAGCTTCGGCTCCCTGTTTTTTATGCCAAAACCGAGAAAGGGCAAAGCTAAAGTTAAGGTCACTAAAAGTGGCAAGCGAGTCTCCTACGGGCAGGCTGGTGAAGCTAAAGGAGGTGGTCCGAGAGTCAAGCCGGGTACAAGTAAGGGTGATTCCTATTGTGCCCGGTCTCTTGGCATCAAGAAAAGATTGCCAAAAGAAAAGCAGAACGATCCCAATACTCCTAACAACTTGAGTCGCAAGCGCTGGAAGTGTAAAGGCGCTAAGTCGATGAAGAGCAAAGGTGCTAAGTATGAGTGATGGTCTATATTCCAACATCCACAAGAAGCGGAGAAGGATAAAGCGGCAAAGAGCGCAGGGCAGAACACCTGAGCGCATGAGATCGCCGGGAAGCGCTGGAGCGCCTACTGCTGGCGCATTCCGACAGAGTGCGAGTACTGCTAAGAAGAAAGGACCAACATTCGAATAATGGCTACTGTCGCGCAGGTTGCAAAGGCATCCTTACAAAGAATTCTAGTACAGGCCAGCGAAGCACCGCTGCAGCCTGATGAGTATAATGATTTCATATTTTCTATGAATAACTACATGACCGAGCTAGACGCTCAGGGTATCCAGTTAGGGTACACAGAGGTCTCAGACTTAGGTGATGACGTAACGATTCCCTCAGGCGCCCTGAGAGGCTTGATTGCCAATATGGCTATAGAGGTTGCGCCTGACTATAACGGCGTGATCTCTCAAGGCTTGGTGAAGGCTGCGCGGGATGGTTTTAACACAATGCGCCTGTTAGGGCAGACATTAGGTAAGAGCAAGAATCCTGCAACACTGCCGATTGGTTCAGGCAACGAAGATACGTTGTTTGGCTTTCCCGGACATTTTTACCCAGAGTCTGAAGAAGAAATATTGGCCGAATCTACTGGCGCGATAGGATTGGAGCTGAATACAAATGGTTGATAGATCGCAGGGCAGGAAAAAGTCAGATTTTGTTGCGAAGACTTCGGTAGACGCTGGCGCGTTTATGGATTATTTCGTAAACGGCACAAACTACAAGATCACATACGCTAACTTTGTTGGCGGGCTCGGTGTTACAGGATCTATCACGCAATCTGGTGCAGCTACCGGGATTGCAGTATTAGACATTGATGGCTCAGTAAACAAGATCAGAAACATCGAGAGCGGCGCTGGCATATTGGCTAGCGTATCTTCCCAGAACGGTGTAGAGCTAAAGCATAACTTTTCCGCTGATTCTACTGGTAGACCTCTGCTCCTAAACACTACTGATGCTACTCCTGATATAGCCAGCATTGTTGGAGGTGACGGAATAACCGCTACTTCAACAAACAACTACGTCACGCTCTCAGCAGACGCTTTGCCGTATGCTCAGGTGCATATTCAGGGCAACTCTACCGCAACGACCATTGGAACGGCAGGAACGCCAGTTAAAGCCGCAGGCACGTTTACGGTGGGTATACAGTCAGGTTTTACCGGAGATACTACTGGCAAGATTGTCTACAACGGAACAACGACTAGAGTAGTTGCTGTCCACGTTACCGCTACTATTAAGCCTGCGTCTGCAAACAATCAAGACTTGTTTATACAGATTGCGAAGAATGGCACGGTAGAGGCTGGATCTAAAATCGTTAGAGAAGTAGACACGGCACAAACAGCAAACTGCTCTACGTTTTTCAATGTGTCCTTAGCTCAAAATGATTACGTTGAATTGTATGTTGGCAACGCGACCAGCACAGATAATGTGGTAGTTACTGATGCAATTCTTGGATTAGTTAATTAATGCCAAAAGTCATCCTGCCAATAGCTAACGGGTACTATGAGAGCGATTCTCTGCCGATATCAGCGCAGGAATGCACTAACTTATACCCAAACATAGCTCAGGCTCCTGCGTTGAATCAGGAGACTCTCTTCGGCACTCCCGGACTTACTCAGGTTGCTAGCGCAAGTGAATTAGATAACTGCCGTGGCGCACATGAGATGAATGGTGTGCCTTACTTTTTGATCGGCGGTCACCTGTACAGTATGGCAGAGGACTACACTCTTACAACAAGAAGCAATGTGGAGATAGGTGGTAGTGGCAGGGTGTCAATGGCTGACAACGGAACGCAGTTATTACTGTTGGTTCCGGGCGGTGCTGGATACATCTACAATCACGTTGCTAATACTTTTGCCCAGATTACTGATTCTGATTTTACGGCTAACGGTAATCCGCAGCAGGTTGTGTTTATTGACGGGTTTTTCTGCCTCACTACTGACACCAAGAAGTTTATTGTCAGCGCACTGAATGATGGTTTGGCGTATAACGCGCTAGACTTCGGCACTGCAGAGTCGGACCCAGATGAAATCGTTGCTCCGATAGTCTTCAAGAACCAGTTATTTATCGGCGGTTCGCAGACGATAGAAGCATTTCAGAACATTGGCGGCGCTGACTTTCCGTTCCAGCGTACAGGGTTGTTCCTGAGCAAAGGTATATCTAGCCCGTTCAGCATTCAGTCTATTCAAGATACGTTTGTGTTTGTTGGTGCGGGTGCTAATGAGTCTCCTGCGATCTGGGCACTAAACGGTAACAGCGTAGCCAAGATATCTACCACTGCGATAGACAAAGAGCTAAGTGCTCTTACTGAGGCCCAGATACTTGATATATATAGCTGGGCATACGCAGAAAAAGGTGCGTATTTTGTTGGCTTTGCGCTACCCGGCACTACGTTGGTTTATGACACAATCAGCAAGCGCTGGCATGAAAGGAAGTCATTTGTTGATGGTGCTCTAGGTGCGTACCGGGTAAACGCTTTGGTCCGTGCATACAATCAATTGTGGGCTGGTGACCTGGTGGATGGAAGGGTTGGCCTGTTAGACCAGAATGTGTACACAGAATATAACACTGAGATTCGCAGAACTATCGTAACTCAGCCGTTTCAAAACAATATGCAGTCGTTTGTCCTGCCAGAGCTAGAGCTTACAGTTGAAAGCGGTGTAGGTAATTCGTCTGCTGTGGACCCGAAAGTGGGATTAGAACGCTCGACAGATGGTAAAATATGGTCAGATGCCAGATACCGCAGCATTGGTAAGGTTGGCGAGTACAACCGCAGGGTGATATGGAACCGAAACGGCAGGGCTTCACGGTTCGAGCTTTTTAGATTTACGATGAGTGAGCCTGTAAAGCCAGTATTTATACAGATGACTGCTGACATTGTGGCAACGCAATGAGCTATAAGCTAAACGCGGCTCAGCCGATAGTTGATGCTAATGGCACGATGGAGCAGCCATTCAGGCAGTTTACGCAGGAGGCGGCTTTATCTATACCGATAACGGGTGCAGGAAGCCCAGAGGGTGTAGTTGAAGCGGTACAATTTAGTTTATATCTCGACACCACTGGAAGCGCGGGATCAATTCAATATAGAAAGATGCAGCCAGAGATCGGCGGTGACCGAAGCAAGGGCTGGATAGCGGTTTAGGAGAACAGATATGCCAATACCATTTATAGCTCCATTAGTTGCGGGCGCAGGGAAGCTAGCTGGCGCTCTCGGAGGCGCAAAGGGATTGGCGGCAATAGGCGGCACGGCTCTTGGCTATATGGGCCAAAGAGATGCCAATAAGATAGGCGAGGAAGCTGCCGCTCAATCTGCTCAACAGAGAGCAGAGCAAATGGCATTGATCAGAGAGTTTGGTCAAAAGGCGTTAGAGCCATTAGCTCCAGCATATCAGCGTTCTCAGGATATTCGGCAAGAAAGCGCAAACAGGGCGCTAGCTTTGGCTGGTTCTATGTTTAGACCACAGCTAGAGCAATTCCGAGAAGGTAATTATATGGCTCAGCAGCGAATCGCTGAAGCTCAGCCATTTATGCAGTCTGCAATCCTTGGAACTGGCTCTCTCGGATATATGCCGCAGGCTCAGAATGTCGGCGGCCAGTTAGATTACGGTGTGCTTGATCCGCTTATGAATCCAGAGCCTATGCAGTTTACTCCTGTACCGGGCGGTCAGGGACAAGCCACACAACAAGCCACACAACAAGCAGCCGCGCCAGTTGATCAAATGCAACAAGCAATGCTGACATTTCAAAGCGATGGGCAGATACCGTTATGATGAGAGGCAAGCGAGAAGATACAGAGGGCGTAAGAGAAGCCGAGTTTATTGTTCTCGATTTCATAAAGTCTACGCCAAATGCTACGGTCCCAGAGATCGCTAGGCTTATTGATGATGTCGGCGCTGATCTTAATTACATTGCAAATGTTATGGGTGTTGACCCAGCAGTTGCGAGACAGGCTTATGATCAGGTTATAACTGATGCGCCTCCTATCCAGCAGGTTATTGAAAAGCAGGTCCAGTCTGAACCTGTTAATACTCCTACTCGGCCACTTGATAAGGTGATAGATACATCTCGCCCAGCATTTACACAAGAAGATATAAACAGGGCCGTAGGTGAGCTATCAAGCGGTGCGAAGACTCCACAGCAGGTTGCTCAAGAATATGGAGTTAGCGTTGATTACGTTAATAACAATCTCGGCAGAATACAGAATCAGGTGTTTGATGATTTGCTTTCTGGCGCAACAACTGCTCAACAGGTAGCTGACCAGTATGGTTTAGGGCTTGATTTTGTAAACAGCACGTTTGATCGCATGAGAGCAGAAAGAGTGCCGCCTCCTGCTACACAAGCGGCTGTAACGCCTCCTCCTGTAACTCCTCCTCCGGTTGTTTCGCAACCTCCCGCAGTTGCGCCGCCTCCTGCAGTTGCGCCTCCTCCGGTTGCTTCTCCTCCTGTGACTACGGTCCCGGATGCAAACAATCCCAACCTTTTAAGAAACGCACAAACAGGCGGTATGGCTGGCCCACAGCTACCTGTAGGTTTGGCAGCAGCAGAACAAGCTGCGTTAGGCGGCGCAGGAAGGGCCACAGGGCTTTTGGGAACTACCGCAGGCGCAGCAGGCAGAGAGCTAACTGCTGGCACACTGGGCGGAATAGGAGCGCTCAGAGGCGGTATGGGCCAAGCTAGACAAGACATAATGCAGGGCACTCAAACTGGCATAGGCGCTCTCCAGCAAGCTCTGGGAGGCGCTAGGGCTGACATTGAGTCAGGATTCCAGCGAGCAGAGGGTATGTTTGATCCATACGCTCAGGCTGGTGGTCAGGCGCTACAACAGCAACTGGCACTGTCTGGAGCGTTAGGCCCAGAAGCATTCCAGCAGGCTTATCAAGAAAGCCCACAAATGCAATTCCTACGAGAGCAGGGCGAGCAGGCAGCTCTTCGCACAGCAGCCGCTAGAGGCGGCGTGGGTGGCGGCAATGTTATGAAAGAGCTTGCCAGGTACGGTACAGGACTGGCTTCTCAAGACTTACAAAATCAGATAGGTAATCTTCAAGCGCTGTCAGCTCAAGGGCTTGGCGCCAGAGGCAGTGCTGCTAATATCGCTACAGGTGGCGCTCAGCAGCTTGCTAATTTAGGTGTGCTTGGCGGTACTTCTGGACTGCAGGCAGCTACTCAGCAAGGCACGCAGTTGGCTAACTTAGCGCAACAGTTGGGTGTCAGCGAAGCTGATTTAAGAACCGGACTAGGTGCAGGCCGATCCAATATTGCGTTAGGCATAGGTACTCGCGCAGCCGACCTTGCTGCTCAGACAGGGCTTAACGTAGCAGGCATGAGAACTCGCGCAGGCGAGCAACTTGCAGGTCAGTTTGGCACAGCATCATCTCAGCTTGCTGATCTACAGAGAGAGCAAGCTATAGGAACGCAAGGTTTAATCGCAGGTCAGACCAATTATATAAACCAGTTACAGCAGTCAGCAGCAGCGGGTGATGCGGCATCGCAGACTGAATTAGCGCAGTTGCAGGCTCAAGGCTATAGCAACATAGGTTCTCAGCTTGCTGGCACTCCGCAAGCGCAGACGTTTGTCGGTCAGAGCCCTTTGGCTGGTGCATTAGGCGGTGCTGTAGTTGGTACTCAAATAGCTGAAATGCTTCCAAGTCAGCAGCCAGCTCAAAGCACTTTTAGAATAGGCTCTGGGTTTGCTCCGGGCTATTTTTCTAACCCAATGAATAGCAGCGTAATGACTGCGCCTCAAGTTTCTCCAATGGCAAATATGTCTATGATTCAAGGATTAGCGTAATGGCTGACAACTTATCATTGCTAGGCGGCAGAATGCCTACACAGCAGCAAGGCCCAAAGCTAAGCACTGTATTGCAGGGATTGCAGGCTGCGTACACAGGTCAAGGCCCGCAGTTTCAGCAGCAGATGCGAGCTGAAGAGCAACAGAGAATGCAGAATGTTATGGGCGGCTTGCAGTTAGAAGATGCGCTCACAAAATCTGCAGCTCAGGATGCTCTAAGAATACAGCAGTTGGCTAAAACCGGAGACAGCAGACAGGCAATGGATATTATTGGTGATCGGGTTCAGTTGCTGCAACAAATAGGAGCAGACACTACATCTACAATGCGCTTAGCAGATAGCCTGATGTCTGGAGGTTTTGATGCCATTTTGCCGCAGATTAACTCTACGGTAGAAATGGGTGTCAGGACGGGAATGATTGAGCCGTTTGGCGGCGAGGTTCCCGCAGCTTTTAGATCACTAGATATGCAAGCAAGGGCTGCTGGATTCCCGCCGGGAACTCCTGAATATAAAGAGTTTATGAGTTATGGAGGTTTTGAGGGCAGGCTGGGTGCTGCGAAAACCATCAACTACAAGGATGGAACATTTGTCACTAAGCCTAGAGTCGGGCCTCCTGAAGTTTATGACAGAACGGGTAGGTTGATAACTGATCCTGATGAAAAAAATCGTGTTCTTGATGCAGCAATACAGTCAGGAATTGTATACGAAGCTGATGTAGCTGCTGGAAGACAGACCGGGCAGACTGTAGCGGAAAGGCAACAAGAAGCGATTCAGGCCGGAATCGATGCTTCACAAAGAATACCTAAGCTGCAAGAAGCTATGAATATATTGAATTCAGTTGGCACTGGCGGTATGGATTCAGTTGTTTTGGCTTTCAAACAAAGGCTCGGAATTACATCAGCAGATGAGTCAAAGCTAATTTATGAGCTGTCGAAGAATGTTCTTAGCCAATTAAAACCAACTTTCGGCGCAGCCTTTACCGCTAGAGAAGGTGACTTGCTGCAAAGAATTGAGGCTAATACAGGAATGAGTACAGAAGGCAATAAGGCTTTACTTAAAGAGCTTATCGATGCGTTACAGCTTGATGTTCAAAGAGGCAGGCTAGAAGCAAAAGAAACGCAAGACACAAGCGCATTAAATGCTATGGAAGGTTATCTTAATCAACAATTCCAGCTAGGAACGGCTGATCTTGGCGGTTCGCCCGCAGGTGACAGGCAAGTCCTACGATTTGACGAAAACGGCAATCTAATATCGGAATAAAAAATGGAAGAAGATATTTTCGCAGAACTGCCAGATGGCCGTATTTTACAGTTTCCTCCAAATACGAGCCCTGAAGTTATTCAAGCCAGAGTCAAGCGTGAGTTGGGCATAACTGATACGCCTGAACAGCCTCGCATTGGCCCTACAGGTAGAGCGTTCCTCGGTGCTACCGAGAAAGGGTTAAAGACTCTTGCAACTAGCGAAGGGCCACGAATGCAAAATGTTAGAGAGGCTTTTGGCGCTACGTTAAGAGGCGAGCAGACACCACAGGAAGCAATATTGCAAGCCGGAAGTCAGGTTCCGGCCTATCTTGGTGATCTTATAGGAGAAGGTCTTGGGTATGTGGGAAGAGGCGTGTCTGCCATAACTCCAGACGTTTTGGAAGATGAGGTAATCAATCAGCTAGGCATATTTATGGATCAACCTCTTATGAGGTACGCCAAAAGCGCACTTCAATCAGGAGGCGAACAATATCAAGAGTTTGCTGAGCAGTATCCAAGAGCCGCAAGAAATATAGAGGCTATAGCAAACATTGGTTTGATTGGAGGAGGTAGCACTGCTGCTACAAGACAAGGAGGAAGGCTCCTCTCAGATGTTGGAACAGGCGCAGCCGAAGAAGTTGGCAGGATTAGAAGAACCGTTCAAACTCCAGCAAGAAGGCAGGCGGCGCAAGACATTGAGAGCGGAGGCATAGAAGCCATTAATGTCAGAACCGCGCCATACAGGCTAGAGGAAGATCCATCTGGAGCTACTACAACAGTTGGCCCAGAAGGCCCGGTTCAACCAAGACCGCTGATGCAGGCAGTTGTTAGTCCTACACAAACAGCTGCTTTAAGAAGCGGATGGGATGAAGGATTGGTAGCAATGATAAGAGAGTCTAGTCCTCAAGACAGGCGAAATATGCTTGAGTCTATGACTAGAATGGAAAGAGGCCGCCAAGACACCAGATCAAAAATGCTTGATAGAAGCACAGATATAGCCGGTCAGTCTATGTTAGACAGATACAAATCGGTGTTGAAAGCTAACAGGCAAGCAGGTCAAAGTATTGGCCGTTATGCAAGAAATAACCTAAAAGGAAATCGTGTTGATTTTGGCTCTGTTGTAGATAACTTTGTTGGCGCACTAGATGAGATTGGAGTAACAGTAAAGCCTGATTTAACTTTAGATTTCTCCGCTGCGGATATTGCTGGCATTTCTGGCGCGGAACGTGTCTTGAAAAATATTGTGAGAAGGATGTCTCAAGGAAGAAACATAGACGCCTATGAGATTCACAAAATGAAGAAATATATTGATGAGCTTGTTACTTATGGTACGCAAAATTTGCAAAAGCCATTGACAGGCGAAACATTAAATATAGTCAAAGGATTGCGGCGTGACCTAAATGAAGTTTTAAGTGAAAATTTTGAAGGATATAGGGCTGCAAATCAGCAGTATGCTGAAACTATAGACGCGCTTGATAACTTCAAGGACGCAATGGGAACTGTTAATTATGATAGCTCAAGTGCTGCTAGGGCATTAGGTACTAGATTGCGAGGACTTGGATCAAATGCTCAATATAGAGCCCTTCTGCTTGACTCAATAGATGAAATGCAAACTCTAAGCAATAAGTATGGCGGCAAATTTGATGATGATGTAATTAATCAAACAGCTTTTACAATAGAGCTAGATAAAATGTTTGGCACAGAGGCTCCAACTAGCTTTTCGGGTCAAATTGGTGAAGCTGTTGGTCAGTCTCAGAGTAGAGCGGGCGCATACGCAAATGTTGCAAGGGCAACGGCTAGAAGAGCCGCAGATGCAGCTCTGGGCAGGGACGAGCAATCCCAAATTAGGGCAATGAGAGAGCTTCTGCTTAGCTTCGATCAGATATAGGTAACGAATAATGGCTAGATTTGGCGAGATAAACGCACAATACTTTGATGACGCAGGCGATCCTCTAAGCAGCGGTAAGATATATTTCTATGAGACAGGTACAACTACTCTCAAGGACACTTTCAGCGACATCAACCAGACTATTGCTAACACCAATCCGGTCATCTTAACCGCCGCTGGTAGGCAACCAAACATATTCTTCAGTGGTACTGCTAAGGCAATACTGGTAGACAAGAATGATGTGCAGATACTGGTCCGTGACCCGATAGGTCAGACGGCTAGTGTATTTGGTGACGGCTGGGTAGCTACGAAGATATACAGTGCTGATGCTGTGGTATTGGGTAGCGATGGTCAATACTACCGATCTCTCGCCGCAGGCAACCAGAACAACGATCCTACATCTACGTCAGGATACTGGACGCTCCTGTACTCAGTAGAATGGAACGCCGGGATAACCTATCAAACTGGCGCAGTTGTTACTTACAACAATCTCCAGTATCAGAGTCTGCAGAACAGTAATTTAAATAACAATCCCGCCAGCGTTACAGCGTACTGGGCAAGCATAGCGTTTGCGTGGTTATCTACTCGCACCTACGCTATCCACGAGAATGTGGTAGGCACAGACGGAATTCTTTATACGTCATTACAAAACTCAAACTTAAATAAGGTTCCTGCAAGCTCATCGTCTTGGTGGGTAGGTACGTCAGCGGCAGCAGCGGCGAGTGCTACGGCGGCGGCAAGCTCAGCGACAGCAGCGGCAACATCTGCAACGTCATCCGCGACATCTGCCACAGCATCGGCCACATCTGCCACAGCATCGGCTACGTCTGCCACAGCATCTGAGACTGCAAAGGACGCATCCGTTGTTGCAAAGGATGCTGCCGTTGTGGCAAAAACTGCCGCCGAGACCGCTGAGACTAACGCAGAAACAGCCGAGACTAATGCTGAGACTGCTGAGACAAATTCTGCTGCTTCCGCTGCTGCAAGTGCTACATCTGCAGCTGCTGCTCTAGTTTCTCAGAATGCAGCAGCCTCAAGCGCTACCGCCGCTGCTTCTAGCGCGTCATCTGCATCTGGTAGCAGCTCAACCGCGACCACTAAAGCGGCAGAGTCTGCGGCAAGCGCTGCTGCTGCGTTGGTTTCTCAAAACGCTGCAAGCACTAGCGCCTCTACAGCGACGACTCAGGCTGGGATAGCAACGACTAAGGCTGGAGAATCTGCTACCAGCGCGACAGCTAGTGCGTCATCAGCCACAGCAGCGGCAGGAAGTGCCACATCTGCAGCAGCAAGCGCCACAGCAGCGGCTGCATCCTTTGATCAATTTGACGATATTTACTTAGGAAGTAAATCGTCTGCTCCCACAGTGGATAACGATGGTAATGCACTACAGGCAGGTGCTTTATATTTCAACACTACATCTAACACGATGTTTGTCTACACAGGCTCAGCGTGGACAGAGGCTGGATCAGCCGTCAACGGTACTGCAGAGCGTCAGGAATACACAGCAACTTCCGGTCAGACCAGCTTCAATGCTACCTATGATGTGGGATTTGTTGATGTATATCTCAATGGTTCAAGGCTTGTTCCTACGGCTGACTTCACGGCGACAAACGGTTCACAAGTAGTATTGACGGCTGGCGCAACTGCTGGCGATAACATTGGTATAGTTGCTTACGGCGCATTTAGCGTAGCTGATGTGTATACACAGGCACAAAGCAATGCTCGTTACACGCAGATAGCGAATAACTTATCTGACTTAGCGTCAGCTCCTACTGCACTGACCAACCTTGGTCTATCTGCTACGGCAGCAGAGGTAAATTTACTAGATGGCTCAAGCGCAGGAACTATTGTTAATTCTAAGGGTGTTGTTTATGGCTCCTCTGGTGAGGTTAATGCAACAACACTACAGATTGCTGGTACTTCTATCACTAGCACGGCAGCTGAACTCAACCTGCTCGATGGCTGCTCGGCTTCCACGACTGAATTGAACTACGTCGATGTAACCACCCTTGGCACTACTCAGGCATCAAAGGCGGTCACAGCAGATGCCAACGGTGTAGTCACATTTGACAATGGCAAGGTAGAGGAAAGCACAGCAATTACCTCAAGCTCAAATGCTGCCACAATTAATTTAAGAGATGGTGATAATTTCACTCATACTCTTTCAGAGAACGTGACTTACACTTTCAGCAACCCTGCTGCAAACGGGAAAGTTAGCGCATTTACGCTGAAGGTTATTCAAGACTCTTCGGCTAGAACAATCACTTGGCCGGGCAGTGTTGATTGGGCAGCAGCTACGGCGCCTACGCTTACCGCAACTTCAGGCGGTGTTGATGTTTTTGTTTTCGTAACTTATGACGGCGGCACAACCTACTACGGATTTACTGCTGGACAGGCGATGGGCTAATGAGTACAGCTAACAAATTGTTTCAAGCTGCCTCTGGCGGTGCTGGTGAATCCGTTTATGTAGAGGATGTGTTTTCCACATATCTTTACGATGGCATTAATGGCGCCGAGTTAACCATAGACAATGGAATTGCTCTTGCCGATGAAGGCGGAATGATTTGGTTAAAAACAAGGAACACCACTGATGACCATTGTTTATATGACACTGAAAGAGGTGCTGGCAAAGTCATATTTCCCGACACTACAGGCGCGCAGTTAACTAATACAGGCGTTAAACTAGGCTTCAGGTATCCGGGTGCTACTGGTTTTCAAACAGGTATTAGCTATGGCGGGTCAGAAAACGGAGCTGGTAAAGAGATAGTCTCTTGGACATTCCGCAAGCAAAAAGGTTTTTTTTCGGTAGTTACTTGGACGGGCAGCGGTTCTAATAGAACAATAAGTCACAATTTAGACTCTGTTCCTGGTGTAATGGTTGTCAAGAGAATAAGTGATAGTGAAGGGTGGCAGGTTTATCACAGAGAGTTAGCAGCCACCGAATACTTGGAATTAAATTCTACAAACGCTAAATCAAGTTCTAATGGTACGTTGCGTTGGAATAGCACCCGCCCTACGGCCACTGAGTTTTCTTTAGGGACGCATGATTCGGTAAATGCTAACGGCTCCACATATGTAGCCTACCTATTCGCCCACGATGACCAGCAATTCGGTGATAATAGTGATGAGTCTATTATTAAGTGTGGGAGTTTTACTGAGCCTAGTTCTGGCTCTGTGTCAATAAACTTGGGTTTTGAGCCGCAGTTTGTTTTGGCAAAGCCAAGTTCAACGTCAGGTGATTGGTATCTCTTTGATACTATGCGAGGTATGCCTGTTAGTCCCGCAACAGCAAGACTAAGTGCTAACTCTGGCGCTGCTGAAGTTGTAGCAACGTCAGCAAGTGGGCCGTGGCCCTTACCAACTGCAACGGGATTTGATTGGAAATCTGGATTTGTTGGTAATGAAACGTGGATATACATAGCAATCCGCAGACCTATGAAGACTCCTGAAGCGGGTGCTGAGGTTTTTGCTGTTGACACAGAGGGTAGCGCAGGTAGTTTGCCGGGATATAGGTCAGGTTTTCCTGTAGATATGATTATAAGACCGGAAACAGGAGGAGGGAGTTTTCCATCTGCTGCTAGGCTTATACAAGGGTCCCAACTGGTTACTAACGGCATCAATGCTGAGACGGCTTATTCATCACTAAGCACCTTTGATTACATGAACGGTTTTAGTGCTGTAACTGGAACAGCATCTAATAGAATAGGTTATATGTTCAAACGCGCCACAGGATTTATGGATGTGGTGGCTTATACTGGTAATGCTACAAACGGTAGAACTATTACGCACAATCTTGGTGTTGCTCCTGAAATTATCATAACCAAAAGGCGGTCTTCGTCTGACACTTGGGCTACAGGAGTAAATTTTACTGCTTCAACTTATGATTATGTAGCTTTGCAGAGTAGTGGTCAGGCTAACAATAATGCTTACGCCTTTAGATATATGTCAAAACCAACTGCTACGTCTTACACGATAGACCAAGACAGTGCAATAAACGGCAATAATGACACATACCTTGTCTATATGTTCGCAACATTAGCGGGTGTCAGCAAGGTGGGTACTTATTCGGGTACTGGTTCTGACGTAAACGTAGACTGCGGATTTTCATCAGGTGCTAGATTTATCCTGATTAAGCGCACAGATTCCTCTGGTGGCGATTGGTACACCTACGACAGCGTTATCCAAGGCATAGTGGCTGGTAACGACCCGTATATACTCTTAAACTCCACAGCGGCGCAAGTCACTAACACAGACTACATTGACCCGTTAAACGCAGGTTTTACAGTAACATCATCTGCTCCCGCTGCATTAAATGCTAGTGGCGGTAGTTATATCTTTTTAGCAATAGCATAGGTGCAATATGGAATTTAGAGTACGTTCAAGCGGTGAGCTAAAAACTCAAGGCGAAATCCGCAAACTCAATCCAAATGTTTCTTTGCCCAAAGTGTGGAACGAAAACGTCTACGAAGCATTGGGCATTGATCCAGTATTAGAAACACCCAAACCAGCCACTACTGGTGATTACAAATCAGTGGTGCGTGACGGCGCAGAGCAGGACGCTAAAGATAACTGGGTCCAGAAGTGGGTAGAGCGGGATATGTTTTCCGACACTACGGAAGACGGCGTTACTACCACTAAGGCAGAACATGAGGCTGCGTATCAAGCTAGACTAGATGCTGATAAGGCTGAATCAGTGCGGTCTGAACGTGACCAAAAACTTAAAGACACAGATTGGATGGGTATGTCTGACGTTACAATGTCGGCAGAGTATGCTACTTACAGACAAGCATTACGGGACGTACCTTTGCAGGAAGGATTTCCTAACACGATTACTTGGCCTGCTGAGCCAGAGGTATAACGATGAGCAAATCAAGAGACATTGGCGATAGTGCCGCCACGATTAACTTTATTGATAGCCTGACATCTAATGCTCAGACTCAGCTAAACGCCAAGCAAGCCTCTGACGCCCAACTTACAGATATTGCAGGGCTTACACCTTCGGATAGTAACTTTATAGTAGGCAATGGAAGTAATTTCATTACTGAGTCAGGAGCAACTGCTAGAACATCGTTAGGTGTTTCAATAGGTTCTGACGTTCAAGCGTATGACTCTAACCTGACCAGTTTTGTCGGGACTTTCACGCTACCAACTTCAGACGGAACTGCTGACCAAGTATTAACTACTAACGGCAGCGGAACTATTGCGTTTGCAGATGCTGGAGGCGGTGGAGGTCAGCTTGATATAACTGCTGGCGAAGCATTAGCGCAAGGCGATGCTCTTTTTTACAATTCTAGTAACCAAGTTACAAAGTTAGTTACGTCAATATTAAGCACCATTAGTTTAGGCTCTGAAACGAACAGCACTCAAACTATGAGCCTGGGAAGACCGACATTATTGGTTTATGCGGGAACGAATAAATTTATAATGATGTATAGGTCAAGCGGTATTCCAAAAGCAAGAGCTATTGGCTATGACCCATCTGCTGACAATTATACGTTTGGCAGCGAGCATACAATAAACACGGGTTCAATATCCTCTAATCGCAACACAATGAAGGCCGTTTACAACCCAAAAGCAGATACTGTCGTTCTTGTTTGGTCATCTACAGACAATTACCCACGCAAGGCAATACTTACTGTAAGTAGTAGTCTTAGTATTTCATCAAGCGCCAGTTATGCAGGAGGTTCTGGTGATGGAGGCAGTGCGTGTGATGTTGCTTGCGATCCATCTACAGGAAGAATAGCAGCAGTATTTTACGGGACCACTCAGCAAGAAAGCAGAGTCTTATGTTTTACAAACGCTTCCGGCACAACTATTACCGGAGAGCAACAAGACAACGCGACGAACGATGGTGCGGCAGGTGGCGTTAGAATTGCTTATGACAAAACAAATAATTTATTTCATGTCTTGTCGGTTTACAACAATGTTGGTTCATTAGTGAAAGTATCTTATGACGGAACAAATGCTCCGACTATAGGATCAGTAAAATCAATAACTGCTTCAGGCTCATACAACGGCGATAAAATAGACAATAATATGTACAGTAATAGCTATGCAAATATGGTATGGCATGAAGCTACTGGTACTTTAATTATGCTGGCGGGTCCAACTTCTAGCTCTTATTATTTTGTAGCTCTTGATTACGATAATTCTGCTTATACTTATACCAACACAATGCAATACGCTATGACAGGTTTTAATAGTAATTATTATGCCGGAGGTTACAGCGATTCTACCAACATTATTGCGCCTTTAAACGACAACAAATTTTTTACAATTGCTGGCCCTTATACTGCTATGAATAGTTGGGATGGAACAAATATCACGCAGGTTGCTAATCAAACTGGTACTGCGGGATATAATGATTATATGGCTTACGATCCGGGAAATTTTAGATTACATAAAGCGCGAGCTACTTCTTCAAACCTTTGGATGCGAAACACGTTAGTGGCAGGAACTAATTCTAGCTTGTTCGTTGGATTTGCGTCTGCCGCAACGTCATCTGGTGCAACTTGCACAGTAAATACCACAGGATCAATTGACCCAAACAGGACTGGCCTTACTGCTGGTACAAAATATTTTATTTCTACGCAGGGAGCCTTGGATACTACAGACACAGGCACACTAGCAGGAAAGGCTCTTACCGCAACTAAGCTACTGGTGAATGTGACATGAAGCTACTGATACATAAAGAATCTAAAATTGTAGTCAGAATTATTAGTGATGATGACCTTGTTGATCTGCACTCAGACAGAACTCAGATATACGGCCCGCAAAGAGAAATCATTCTTGATTTGATGTCCTCTAATGCCGAAGTCGTAACCACAACTGTGGTGCAACCAGATGATTGGGCTGCAAATGCTTACAAGATAAACCAAGTAGAGGGACAAGATGACACTTGGGTTGCAAACAGCGATTATGTTGCTCCTGAAGATTAGGGTTGCTTAAAGGAAAAGACAATGATTGCAAACGGAGAGGCAACAACCATTAAGGCAATGGTGACAGGAGTGTCTACCGTTTCTGTTTGGGGCATAAACCTAAACGTGGAGGAAGTATCTTTCTGGTTTACGATATTGGCAGATTTTGGCGTATTTGCTGGCGGCGTAACTACGGTTGTTTTAGGTGTAAAGTCTTTACGAGAAAGCCGGGAAAATAAGTGAGTCATTTTGTTACGCAAAGTTTATTGATGGAGCCTGTAGATAAAGGCTGGAGATTACTGTCTTCTTTTGAGTATCACAGCGATACATTGAACCAAACTATTACTGTTCCTCACGGATTCTTTACTGACCTGGCTAGTGTGCCAAGGTTAATGAGATGGCTTGTCCCAGTTGCAAATGCCAAGAATCGTAAGGCTGCAATAGTGCACGACTACTTATGCTGTGAGGCTGTACAGAATATGTATGGCATAGACCAGAGAATGGCAGACAAGATATTCAGAGAAGCATTGGCAGTTTGTAATGTACATACTGTAGGCCAGTGGGTTATGTGGACTCCCGTAAGAGCTTATCAGTGGACAAAAGGGTTATTGAAGTGACGTTAAGAGTTACACTTAGTTTTGTTATTCTATTTGCTTTTACCAGCTGCGGTTCATTCAACGCGGCTGAGGTGGGGCAAAAGGCGAGAGAATTGGAAGAGTCTTTATGTCCGTTACAGACTGCTAAAAATATAGATGCAACGGTAGACAATCTTTTATCACTTGTTCCGATAATATCTTGGAACAGAGTCTGCCAATCTGATGAGTAAACCTAGACACTGGGGCCGAGAGTCCGCTAGAGTTAAAATAGACCCGTCGATAATTCCATACGCTTCGAGCAGAAGGCAGAGAGAGGTCGTTGAGGCGGTGATCATGCACGGCTGCGACAGCAGGGCAGCTGCAGATGATTTGGGAATAGATGTGCGCGGTGTTCAAAAGCATGTATCTAACATTAGGGCGGAGGCTGCGGCTAGAGGTTACAAAGAAAATACTACCGATATCCCTGACGGCTTTAGATTGAAGGGTAGGTCCACGCTTTTAGATGCAGATGGCAATATGAAAGTTGAGTGGATAAAGACCGAGGCCGATAAGCAGCGCCAGCTCGACATAATGAAAGATGTCACCGAGTCATTGGCTGAAAGCATTAAGCCCTGGCCGCGGGTAAAGTCTCCGAAAAATGCCAACAAAGATCTCTGCAGTGTTTACACCATTACGGACTACCACATAGGCGCATATTCGACCAATCGTGAAACCGGGGAGTCGTGGGATTTACAAATAGCTGAGGATACATTGCACCGCGGGATAAACGCTATGATGGGCGGGTGCCCGGATTCGGAGCAGGCGGTTTTTGTTCAGATGGGAGACTTCCTCCACTTTGACGGTCTGCAAGCAGTTACTCCGATGAGTAAGCATTCGCTAGACGCAAGCGGTAGATATAGTGAGCTTGTAGAGATAGCGGTAAAAACTTGCGTCAAGTCAGTAGAGATGCTGTTGCATAAGCACAAGAATGTGCACGTTGTAATGTGCGAGGGCAATCACGATATGGCTGGCTCTGTGTGGCTGCAGGCCATTATGAAAATGGCGTTTGCTAAAAATCCAAGAGTTACGATTGATGACTCCGGGATGCCATATTATCAGTTTAAGTGGGGCAACGTATTCTTAGGTTGGCACCACGGGCACTTGACGCGAATTAAGAATTTATCTGGCAAGTTTTTCTCCGAACCAGGATTCCGAAAAAATATGGCGTCCTGCAAGCATATATACATATCAACCGGACATCTCCACACAAGGGAGGTGATAGAAAGCTCTGGCGCGGTCATTGAGCGACATCCAACTTTAGCTGCGAGAGATGCCTATGGTGCTCGTGGATTTGAGCATTCACACAGGGGCGCACTAGCAATCACTTACGACAAGGAAAGAGGTGAAATTGCCCGGGTTACCGCAACGCCGTGAGCAATGTGATCGATCTTCCAGTGTTATCTGCTGAGAAGCTCGAAGAGCTTGCTGTTGAGGCCGATGAGCAGCTGAGCGGATGGGTAGAAATGAAGCTATGTGCTGGTCTTAGTCCATATACAATACTCGGCATTCTTTCACTCAATCAATCGTGGCTCGCAGGGCAACTTACTGATGAACAAGCTGACTGATTTACTCATAAAGCACGAGGGGCTGCGCCTGAGACCCTACGAGTGCACTGCGGGCAAAACAACTATCGGGGTAGGGCGTAACCTTACAGATAACGGGATTACCGAGAAAGAGGCTATGATGCTTCTCCAGCGTGATATCAACGTCTGCATCCAAGAGCTAGGTCATTATCAATGGTTTAATACGCTGGACGGCGCCCGCCGTGATGCTATTATAGATTTGTACTTCTGCGTTGGTGGTCCTTCTTTTTCTCACTTTCGTAAATTGATGTGGGCAATCCAGAATGGGAATTGGGAGGACGCTGGCGCAGAAGTGCTTGATTCCAAATTCGCTAGACAGACCGGAAACCGGGCGGTAGAGCTTGCTGATATGCTTGTCAGCAACAACTACACAAAAAGCTAGCAATACAACATCACCTGCATTACAATCTATCTCCAGATTCATTGGAGAATTGTTATGTACGAAAAACTAAAAATACCATTAAAAATAAGCGAAGTAGAATTTAGGCAAGGCCGACAGTTTAAAAACAAACTCAGCTACTTAGCCTACAAGGATGCTCGCGTTGATCAAAACCGCTTAGATTCTGCAGTCGGTCCCGGCTACTGGCAGCGCCGCCACGATGTTATTGACGGCAACCTTTACTGTTCCGTAGGAATTTATAACCCAGAGATCAAGGAATGGGTGTGGGTCCAGGACGTGGGTACTCCTTCCAACTTCGAGTCCGAAAAGGGCGCAGCATCTGATGCGTTCAAGCGGGCCTGCTTCAATCTCGGCATAGGCCGGGAGCTGTACGACTATCCCAATATTGTTATTGAGCTGAAAGACGGCGAAGATGCCAAATATTTGAAACTCAGATGGGAAGGCTTGACTGACGATAAGGGCGTTGTTGAGCTTCGTGCCTATGACAACCAACAGATCCGCTACAGCTACACCAGAGAAGAAGGATTCAAGCTAGAAGAGATTATGGAAGATCAGACGCAGTGCATTCTGGAGCACATTCGTTTGATAGAGGACATCAAGGAAGCTATTGACAGGTACTCTCGCGAAGAGAACCTTGAAGAGCTTTATCAGGTTGCTGAGCGCTGGTATGACATACCTGTAAGAGATCAACATCTTCTTAACCGGGCTCCATCAAAAGGCGGCCCATTCACCACAGCCGAGAGAAAAGTAATCAAAGAGAAGTTTGTCCCGGCACTCAATCAGGAGAGTTACTAATGCCATACGATAATTCTAACCGCGGAGCTGTTTGGAAGAACGACAGAAGGTCTTCCGAAAAGCACCCGCACTTGACTGGAACTTGCGATATTGACGGGACCGAGTATTTTGTAAATATTTGGAAAAATGATGTTTCTGAAAATCCTAAAAAACCGATACTCAGTTTGTCATTTGCCAAAAAACAACAGAAAGCACCCGCAGAACCGCAAGCCAAATCTCTTGACGTTGACTTTGAGGATATTCCGTTTTGAAAATTGCCAACAGAAAAATTCCAGAAAACGGCCATTATCTAAAAAGTGATTGCGTGGCAGCCTTTCTTGATCTCAAGAAGGGCAGCAGCGAATGCCTGCTGTACGATGAGCAGGAAGAGATGCGTAAGGAGCTGAGCAACATCCACAGCTACTGCCGTAGGCACGATTTGGATTTTAGACCCAAGAGCCGAAAGGTAGAAGATGGATTTGCTATCTGGAAAACCTAGACAAATGGCGGCATATATCATGTCGCTAGAAACTAAAAAAGAGCGCAGGGAGGCTCTGGGAAGAGTCCCGGAGCACTTCCGAGCGCTTGTTAGGGCTCATGTGGAGATCAGTTATGAGAGAAGAAAGCTGGCTAAAGATAGAGCAGCTAACAAAAGACTACGCGAAAGCGGAGGCCAACCGAGCCTATTTGAGTGAATTCCGAAAGTCTAAAAAAGCTATGCTAATGGCCGATGCAGAGGCTAATGAGCCAGGATTAGCCATTGCCAAACAGGAAAGGGAGGCATACTCTAATCCTGAGTATCAACAATTGCTAGAAGGCATCAAGGAAGCCGTAGAGCAGGCTACAGCCTTACGGTTTCAAATTGAAGTCTTCAAAATGAGGTTTGAAACGTGGCGGAGCAAGCAGGCAACGAGCAGGGCGGAAATGAACTTGAGATGAGCTATGTGGTTCGGCGCGAGATCAAGGAAATCTTGCGTCATCATCCGCTGATGAATAAAAAATCGAGCATTGAGATGATCAAATTTTATAGCGAGCACATGAAGCCAGACGTTCAGAAACGTGCTATCTGGACCATCCAGTGCCTTAAATATAATTTAGCGTGGGATATCAAAACCGATGCGATTAAAAGCTTCAGATAGTTGGTTTAGTAAATGCGTTAGGGAGAGGGCTAACTGGACCTGTGAGCATTGCGGAAAAGCATATCCGCAGAACAGTCAAGGGCTCCACTGCAGCCACTATTTCGGGCGCCGGGCTAAGGCTGTTAGATGGGACCCGGACAATGCTTTCGCGCATTGCATGAGCTGCCATATGTTGCTTGGCAGTAATCCGCACGACTTTCAAAGATGGGCAGAGGAGCGTCTTGGACCGGGAACAGTAGAGATTCTGAACGAAAAGCGGAACGACACCAATCTGGCGAAGACTATGCACAAAGCGGAGAAGGAGATCGCCAAGCATTACAAGCTGGAGTATGAGACTATGCTCTCCCGCCGGGCTGCGGGCGAGTCTGGCCGATTAGAATTTACAGGATTTTGAGATGAAAAAAGAAGAAGAGATTACCTTCCAAATTATGACCCCAGATGAGCTAAATGAGTGGTTTATTAAGAGCCACAGCAGGTTCTCTGGAAAGGATCACGATGCGATTAATACAATGAACTTTTTCTTGAAAATGATAGAAAACTGGTTCGACGACAACGAGCAGTACATTGATAGCTATGAAGAGTACGTCACCCGGGAGTTGCATTAAACTGCGCCCAGGCTTAAGATTGGAAAGTCGGTCTGGGTAACGAGCCCAGCAAAAGCCGACAGAGATAAGGGGGAAAGATGTCAACTGCCCGACTGGGTAGTATTGTAACACCTCTCCCTACTTTCTCAAACTGGCAGGCATATGCGTTGGTCCGCTTCGGCGTCTCCCGGCATATAAAATCTGAGGGAATCTGAGAAAGCCCTGTCATTAGCGTTATGAGTGGCTAAATACGCGCTCCGATTGGGATAACCTTCGGCAGTACGCACATTTGGCGCAGTAGAACGCTCTCAGGCGGCGCGTAAGGGCCGTAATCTACTGAGAAGGGCAGACCTACCTCTGGCCCTTTCCCTGTCTTCGACGGCGACTGACGGCGGCATATCACTAAACCGGGGCTTCGGCTCCGGCTAGGGTGAGTATTGCCCTGTAATCTCTCCGGCTCCTAACAGCAGCATAATAAGGATATATATGAATGAATTAACAAAACCGTGTAAATGCGGATCGGATATGCAGCAAGTCATTGGATTTGATGATAAAAATAGCCCATTCAGGCAGGGATGGTACTGCCCAGAGTGTAAGGCGTGGGACAAGGCTATTCTCCGGGAAAGAAATGTAAAATAAATGTTGTGAAATTGTTGACACCATATGTGGCTAGCGTAGAATACGAAGTGTGGGGAGGCGGCGGGCCAAACCGAAACGGAGAAAACGAATGACTAATCCAGCAAACATCCAAACGGTACAAGCTAAACAACTTAAGAATGGCAAGTATAAATTCACTGCAATCCTCGAAGATGGCTCGCAGGAAATCATCAAAAAGGCTGGAGCTTTCAAGCCTGTCGTAAATGTCTACTCCGTGATAGTAAACGGAAATTCTTACGGAAATGTTGGCGAACACTGCACTTACAACAATAAAGCAGGTGGAAGACAACTTAGCTACTGCGAAACCGCAGGTTATAGCATCTATCACTCGCCCATCAAATCAATCGAAGTCGAATTGATCTAATCAAAAACTGACAACCAAGCCCAGACCCGCTTAACTGCGGGTTTGTAGGTAGAAACATAACTCAATCGGAGAATAAAATGACAAATTTAAACTTGCATAGAACTGTTGCTATTAACCTGACGGCAAGCGATAGCTGGATAGAGCTAGCCATCGAATCAGACGATGGATCAATAGAAGTAAATACATTTTTTGGCGGTTATGGCGACAGCGATGAAAACAAAAAACTGATGGTCAGGAACGCACTGGTAGACCTTAGCAACCAAATTGTTAATATTCTGCAGGAGGAAGAGGCATGAGAAGCATATATAACATTGTGATGGATAACCTGGATTCTTGCATCCGGTTTGGGGAGTGGGATCCTACGGAGCGAGTGCTAAATCTTGTTATTGAGGCGCTCGTTGAGGACGAATCTGCGAGTGTAATCGTCAATGAGGCTCACGATGGCGATGATCAGTTAGCTGATATAGCCGTACGCATGCTTTGGGCAAAGGGTGAAGAGATCGAATTATTAGAGAAAAAGTACCGCAAGCGCAGCAATCACCTGCTCAGAGAACATGCTAAAGGTTACATTGATGGGTACGAGGGAGATGCTTGGGGTGAGTGGGATAGCATGTGCGTACCAATGAGGGTGGAGGCATGAAAGAATTCACTGCATTTGTCGGAAGCTGCGCGATTGTCACCTTGATGATGCTAATCGTGCTAGC